GTTGACACTGTTCCTCTTCCTGCAATGTATAACGGTCAGAAGATCAACACTGGTCACTCTGCTCTGATCCGTAGCAGCGATAGCAAGGTGCTTGACGTTATCACGGATGACTGGAATCCACTTCAGAATGTGGAAGCATTTCGCTTCTTCAATGATTTTGTTGGTGCTGGCGATATGTCCATGCACACTGCTGGTTCTCTGATGGACGGCAAGATGGTCTGGGGTCTTGCAAAGATCAACGACTCATTTGAACTGTTTGGTGGAGACAAGGTTGAAGGCTTCCTGCTCTTCAGCAATCCTCATCAGTATGGTAAGTCGATTGACGTTCGTTTTACTCCCATTCGTGTTGTCTGCAATAACACTCTGACACTTGCCCTTGGTGGTAAGGCTTCTAACATGGTGAAGATCAATCACCGCCGTGAGTTTGATCCTGATATGGTCAAGGAAACTCTCGGTATTGCTAGTGATAAGCTTGCTAAGTATAAGGAAATGGCAGCCTTTCTCGGCACCAAGAAGTACAGCAACGAAAACATCGTTGAATACTTCAATCGTATCTTCCCCAAGACCTCTGATAAGAAGAACTCTGCTATTGAGAACGCTGGTCAGTTGCACAGCCGTGCTGCACAGTTTGCGATGGAAGCACTCCATGAACAGCCTGGCGCACAGTTTGCAGAAGGCACTTTCTGGCAAGCCTATAACTCTGTCACCTATCTGACCGACCACGTTCTTGGTCGTTCGAACGATACTCGCCTTGCTTCTGCTTGGTATGGTGTCAATCAAACTAAGAAGGTTCAAGCGTTGAATCTTGCTGTGGAGATGGCAGAGTTGGTTTGATCCAAAACCAAGTTCCATCTTCTCTATAAGAGCGTCGGTTGCCAGTTCTACTGGCGCTCTTTTTTCTTTTAGTTTCTTCTGAATCTGGACCAGTCTTTAGACCTTTGTTCCAAACTGGATATCCTTTTGCCGCTTTAGCAAATCCACCCAGTTTAGAGTTTTTCTTGTTTGCTTCTTTATTATATGGTCTTGATCCACCGCAGAGTGCGTCTTCTTCTATAAGATTTGCCCACTCTTTAGATTCTACTATTGAGTGTTCTTTAGAAAACGCTAGAGCAAACTCTTTAGCATCTTGTTCATTATCAAATGAAAAAACTTCAAGTGTTATAACAGATGCTTTGTGTTTCTTTAGGTGATTACGCCATCTCTTTCCTGATCCTTTATATTCATAAGGATTTGATTGTGATGTTTTACCAAAATATTTTAGTTGACAATGTGTACATTGTTTGATATAAAGATATATATTCATAGCTGATGCTCCTGTTTAGCGTTAGAGTCTGTGGATATTGGAGTATCGCGACAGACACTTCTATTTATACGGAGTTTATAAAAATGACTAAAAGTAATAAGATTGTGTGGGGTCCAGCAATCGATGTCAAGGTTGCCCGGGCCCTTGCCCAATACAAAAAGGAGATTGGAAAATGATTGACAATCTTCGTGTAGTACGCTATTATAAGACTCGATTCGTTTCAACGACTCAAGGTGCTGTAAATCACAAAGAGTATACTGGTCGATTCGATATTCAAACAAAAGTTCTTGTTAACAATGTTATCGATGGTAAGGTTGTCATGACAGAAGAATGGCAAACTGTACCAACTGTAGATATGGAAGGTTGAAGTATGTCTTGTAGTGTTCCAGACTTGCTGGTGTCTCTACCAGCCGTTTTAATGTTGGCCATGTTCGTGTATATCTTTAAGCGACATCTAACGTTGGATGCTGCTTGGAATGAAGGCTTTGATGCTGCTAGTATGACACATGATAATAATAACCCTATCGGGCATATTATTGGTCAAAATACTGTTGACAATCATGTTGAAATCATGGTAGAACATACCGATGGTACATATGCCCGTTATAGAAAGGTTGAAGTATAATGTCATATAAGACTGTTGAACTATCGTATGAGCAACTTGATCGGATTGTATGGAAGTCTCTTGAAGGGACCCGAGACAGTCTTGCGCAAGACCTAGGCGCAAATAACAGCGTGTTTGTCTTTGGTGATTCAGAAGCAGATGATATTGAAATCCAGAAAGCCATTGATGCGTTTGATCTAGTCATTGACTGGTACAGGATTCCAGGAGAGTAATCCGATAACTTAAAGAATATTGATGGAGAATGTGTAATGAAAACGGATGATGGCGGCTTTGGTATTTGTGTTGTATATCTTTTACTCGGTGTACTAGTAGGATATGCTATCGCATTTGGTCTTGTTACTAACACCTGGAAGAATGATGCAATAAAGCATCATGCAGCACACTATGATGCCACTAATGGCGACTTTGCTTGGAGTCAATGATATGTTTGTTATCTTATACATTATTATCGCAGTATTGTCGGGTGGTTATCATCAAGCAAAACATGGTGATGAATATCGTAACGGTTTAAACGATGTTCCTGTGTGTATTGGCACTGCATTTGCTGCGGCTATCTGGCCAATCTATCTATCATCTCTTGTATTTAAGATGTGGATAAACTAATGCAAGAGCATTTTTCTGATAGTAATCTTAAGACCGAAGCATTCGAAGGCGAACTAGAAGAACTTCGGAAGTTCTATAAACTAGTTTATCACACCATTTTAGCAGAGAAGCTTGGTGATCGCTACTTCATCTGTGGTGAAGGTGGTGAGAAGGATACCAACGGTCTACCTGATACAATCTATATCTGCCCTGCATATGGTGTTGACTGGTTCCAAGCATACGAAAAGACTAACTTCACCGTAGGGACAGAATGGTAGTTTTTTGTTGACATTTTTATCGAATCATCGTATTGTGAGAATGTAGCAGAGAGATGGAGTGATTCGAAATGTTGAACCTGTCGGACATCAACGCCCTGACCAACTCGCATGATGGTGACATCTATTCGGATCTTTTCAAGGATCTTAACGGCTTTCGCCCTCGTGGGATCACTTTCCTTTCTCTAGAAGCTTTTGAAGAAGACTTTGAGTTTCTGGTTAAAATGCTTAACATTCAAAACCAAGAAGAAGCCATTCGTCAGGAAAAGAACTTCAAGGTTTTCGTTAGTCGCATTGAGAAAATCCAAGAACTTGTTCCTGGTACTTCGGTTGAACATGCCATTGAAATCCTTGCTGATGCAGAAGACGAACTTGATGATTTGAACTTCTATGGCTATGAATGCCTTGAATATTATTTTGATCTGAAGTTTGGTGCAATCCAGAAATGGTTGGAGAAAGTCAATGAAGCCGCGTAATCCTGTTGCTGGTAACTCTTGGCGCTATAACAAGCCCAAGATTATAGAGAGCAAGAAGAAACCAATCGGTCGAGGTCGGCAGATCAAAGACGTCTGGAATGATGAGGCTAACGATATAAATATCTAGGTATCATTGCCATTTTATAATAGGAGAACATTATGTTTATTGTATACGGAATTTTCATTGCATTGCTGTTCGTAGCATTTGTGGCTGGTACGGTTGTAAGCGCAGATACTGTCGAAAGTGCCCGACTGAAGGAAAAGCTTGCCACTGCTGAAGCAGACATCAAGGATCTGGAAGAGCGTCTAGAAGCTGCTCTAAAGCCTGCACCAAAGACCAAAGTCAACAAAAAGGTAAAATAATCTCTTGACATTTATATGCATTTCGCGTATAAATAAGTTATCAGTTGTTTGAAAGCGGACTGAAAGATGTAAAGACGGGAGTTCGATTCTCCCCATCTCCACCATCTATACTGTGCATTTAGTATCTGCTAGATAGTATTGTCTAAAGACTTAGGACTAACGCTATCCTTATATAGCACAGTGTAGTTGATGGGGATGACCTGGGATCGATTTGCATTGGATAGGAAAGTCTAGACTGATTCGCTGGCCGAGTGGCTAAAACTGTAAATGTCAACCTAGTTGCACATAACGACAACGATTTTGCAGCCGTGAGAATGTCTGCCTGATCTAAGTAGTTCGGAGTTTGTGGGTGTACTCTGTGAAATAAACACCCTCATTATCTGGATATGTCCAATATCTTGTGCCGTCTTCTCTCGTGGACATTTTTCTTCCAGTGGTTAGATTAGAAAAACTTTTTCTAGTTTGTTCTTTCTTCATGCCATTTACCTTTACTAAAGATGCTGCATTACTTGCGCGGCATGATAGAGAGCAAAATCTAATATCATCTTTTTTATGATAGAAGTTTTTAGCACACTTTTCGCATATATGCGAATACACTTTACAAAACTTTGGTTTTGCTTCTTTTATTTTTGTTTTACTTTTGTCTAGTTGACGCCTTTTTGGAAGTTTCTTAGGAATATCTAAAGGAAAGAAAGACAACAGACCGTCTCTTCTTAGATTTATTTCATCTTTTGTATATCCTTTGCTCCAACTTGGTCTACTTTTGCCTTTATTGGCAGTGCCATTACCTCCAGCAGAATGTTTCTTCTGGTTGTAATATCTAACAGTTTTGTTGTAAATGTTTGGTGTCCAATAAAGTTCTTCGTCTTTGATCATGTTTAGCCAACGTTGTTCTGCTTCACGCAAAGCTTTGTTGTCGCCGTAAACATATTCAAGCACACGAAATTTGAATGTTTCTGGACGTTTCTTGTATGCTCTCAGCATCATTTTGTTAGAGCAGATATAAGAATCTTCTACTTTACCTTTGTGGCCACCAAGATAAAAGAATTTTGCTCTGGTGTCGTACCAAAGATATACGTATCCTGTATAAATAGTCATGCTGATTGCTCCTTGTAAGCGTTAGAGTGACTGGGTGTGCGAAACCGCGAGTCACATCTTATTTATAAAATATGGGTTTGGTGGTTGACCTTGCAACAGAATAACCACCACTTAGATGAACCTACTTTGCCGACGGGTTCTACCACCGAAATAAGTCTTGACGAAGACGTTGGTGGCTGCCATGGAGAGGGTGCTCCATATCGTAGGTTCTTCTAAGTTTATAAATAAGTTTTGTTGGGTCCGAGCAGAAGAGCGCAAGATCCTAACTATCGAGGAAGATCATCACCCTAGCTGATAACCGCCACTATGTGGGATGTTCGGCGCAACCGATGAAAGGTTTATTCTAGGGGGGCTACGTATAGCGATTGCCCTTAAACGGAGCGATAGTACCCAGCAAACTTTGATGAACACTGACAACGAATAACGCCACGCGGATATCTAGGGATCGCGACTCGAAAAGCACACGGTGAGAAGTGCAGGTATCAGTCAGTGTTCATCTAAGTTATGTACTTTGTACTGTCTCCTATCGCGGTACATTGCACGGCTAGGTCCGATTGTAGATAGTGATACGACTCTGTTGGGTGCCGGCAGAGTAAGAGATAATGTCTTCTGGCTACTCGGTGGATATAGGGCACCCCGTTTTCTAAGGATACATTATGAACCTGTACTTTAAGCCACATAATGAAAATGTTGGCTATCACTTTGGTAGCAAAGGCATCAAGATCATTGAAGAAAAATATGGTGCACGGTACATGGGTTACTGGTGCACCAAACGTCTAGGTGGCAACTGGCATGAAACTCCAGTAGATGTATTCTATCAACCTAATCCAGACACAAGCAAAGGTCATACACATTACTTCGGCGTCTATTGTGATGCAGCGGATCGTGTGATGATCACTGAGGCTTCTTCCGTATTCTCTAATCCACTTGTTGGTGCTGTATGTGATGATGGCGAAGTGATTGTATCACGATATCGCCATGACTATCAAGAGACTAAAGGCGCAATGATTGATGGTGGTAGAGATTATACCAAAACAAACTGTTGCAAAACTGTTGAGATTGTGGTAAAAGGAGATAAGTTCATTATTAAGGAGAACGTGAATGGATGAGTTGAAGATCAAAACACCAGCAGAGTTTGCTGAAGAGATTGAAGAGTTAGTATGGCAGTATGATATTGATTATATTGATGCTGTTATGCTATACTGTGAACGAAACAATCTAGAAGTTGAGACAGTGGCGTCTCTAGTAAAGGGCAATGCCAATCTGAAGTCACGAATGCAGAGTGATGCAGAGAACTTAAACTTTCTGCCAAAAGTCGCCAGATTGCCTGTATAAATACATTGACACCAGAAGATATATGGTGTACAACAAGATATACATTATGAATACTGTGGATAATAAACATACAACAACTATACAATCATACGGAGAATATATATGGACTTTAGCAATCTCAAGCGTAACAGCGGTTCAAGCATCAACAAGCTTAACGACCAGCTAAAGAAACTCAACACAAACGAAAATCAGTCGAGCAAAGATGACCGCTTCTGGTATCCCTCAACAGATAAGACTGGTAATGGCTATGCTGTTATCCGCTTCCTTCCTGCTCCAGGCGAAGAAGATGTGCCATTCGTTCGTGTGTTTGAACATGGCTTCAAGGGCCCAAGCGGCACTTGGTATATCGAAAAGTCTCTGACCACACTAGGTCAGAACGATCCAGTTTCTGAGTATAACACTCAACTCTGGAACTCAACTACCGATGAGCAGTCACCAGCCCGTAAGCAGGCTCGTGAACAGAAGCGTAAGCTAAACTACGTTTCGAACATCTATGTTATCAAGGATCCTGCGAACCCAGAGAATGAAGGCCAGGTTAAGCTTTTCAAGTATGGTAAGAAGATTTTTGATAAGATCAACGAATCAATGAATCCTGCTTTTGCGGATGAAGAAGCAATCAATCCATTTGATCTTTGGACTGGCGCTAACTTCAAGATCAAGATTCGTCAAGTTGCTGGTTATCGCAACTACGACTCTTCAGAGTTTGAAGCTGCTGGTCCTCTGTCAAAGGATGACAATAAGCTTGAACAGATTTGGAAGTCAGAGCATTCTCTACAAGAGTTTGTTGATCCAAGGAACTTCAAGGACTATGATACACTGAAGCGTAAGTTGCACGCGGTTCTTGGCTTGAATGAAGCGGCTGCGGCTCGTCGTGAAGTCTTCGAAGATCCTATCGCTCGTGCTGAAGCACCTGTACAGCGTCAAGCTGCTGCACCAAAGATTGCAGCCGCACAAGATGATGTGCCATGGGCAACAGATGATGAAGACGATGATCTAGCTTATTTCAAGAAGCTGGCATCAGACTAAATAGAATACTGGAAGAATGGCAGAGTCTGGTTTATTGCACTCGCCTTGAAAGCGAGAGAACCTGAAAAGGTTCCGTGGGTTCGAATCCCACTTCTTCCTCCAGAGTAACTTAGGGGTAGCTTCGGCTACCCCTTTTTATTGTGATGAATCGTCTGATGGATCGTTTGGTCTGTTAGTAAACTTCTCAGCACCAGCAAAACCAATACCAGCAATCACGATATCACGAAATGATTCAAAGATGAACTGTTCAACGTGTAGATGAAAGAATGTATTGGCAATACCTAATGCTATCATGAAGAATGTTGATAGAAATGCGATTACACGCTTTGACGATGGAAAGCCATCAATATCTTTGAGTACGGCTGCTATCCATGGAAAGAACTGGAATAGCCATGTGAATATTTTTGTCATAGAAATACCTTAAACTAAATGCATCGGAGTACCAAATGCCGGTTCATTCGCATTGAAGAACACTGAATATTCATCCGCTCTATTGTGTGGATACATTGGATCTGGTATGCCCCACTGTGTACTTGTGTTTGGTTTCTTGGGTGTAGGTCTTGTAGTTGGCTTTTTCTGTGGCATTGTAGCAGATGCCATTTCACTAGAACTTGTTGAACCTTTGCCCATAGAACTAGACATGGAACCGCTTCCAGAACTGGCGCCAGACCCGCTGGAGAACGATGTTCCAGTGTTTGGTGATGCTTTCGCGTCACTGCTACTTGCCATATCTGACCCGCCGCTGGTGCTTCCTCCATGCTTTGCGATGACACTCTTTAACCAGCCTGGAGTAGATGAACCGTGATAGTCTGGTCCCCATGCTGTTAGTTTTGAATGTGAGTTATCAATATGAAGGTGATTGCCTTCACCACCGATGCCAGTGAATCCTGCTGCGATAGCCGCCTCGGCGATCTTTGTCTGATCACCAGTAACTCCAAGGTCAAGTGCCTTTCTAAGAACGTGTGGATTGTTTGATGCAGATTTTGTGCCTCTTGGTGTTATCCATCCTGCTGGTCTTGCGCCACTAGTGACAGGAATTGTTAGCCCCAATTCGCCTTGAACTTTTGCAAACAAATCTAATGTATGAGTATCAACACCATTAGTTTTGCCTACGAACTTGCGAG